ATGAAAGAGGATTAATTATCGCTCTAAGAGGTATGAAGTTAATCATTCCTAGACAATTACAATTTGTCGCAGAGAGAATATTAAACTCTAATCTAAGAGTTGGAACATCAGATAATGATGCCAATGCCATAAGGAACATGGGAATGTTACCTCAAGGCTATGTCATTAATGATTATCTAACTGACACAGATGCGTTTTTTATCAAAACAGACGCACCAAATGGTCTAAAGCATTTCGAAAGAATGGCTATGGCTACTGCCATGGATCCAGATTTCGATACTGGAAATATGAGATATAAAGCAAGAGAGAGATATTCTTTTGGCTTCTCTGATCCTCGTGCATTGTTTGGATCACCTGGAGCGTAATAAAAAAATTACGTTTTATAAGGGCGACTATTTGCAGTCGCCCTTTTTTTATGTATAATGAAGATAACCTTGACGAAGAATTAACTTCGACAACAGCCAAGACAAGGAGACACACATGG